TTACTCCATTTCGAGATCATCAATCCTAACCTCAAGCTCCAGAGTCGTAGTGAAACCATTATCTGCACTGACACTATGCGTCAGCGTGGTAATGGTCCATTCGGCATCATCAATCGGCTGTTTAAAGCCGCTCACCTTCACCGGCATTTCGGTATACAGATCAGCCCTTCCCTCTGCGAGCTGCAGGGAGAACGTTGCAACCCCGCGCTGCAGACGCTCCCACTGCATCTTTGCCGCTCGCTCTGCATTGCTGCGGTTTGCATAAGTTCTGTTGAGTACCAGCACGTTGTCATCCGTCCCAACCAGGTAATCTCCCTGTTTTGCTTCCGGCTCCTTTGCCGTGGCGGTTTTCTTTCGGCGGCGCTTAACCTTTGCTGCCTCTTTTTTCTTTGGCTCACGGGTATGTAGCCAGCTGGCAATTACTCCCGTATAGGCATCGCGATCGGCCAGGGTAAAACGATGACCGTCACCAGCCTGGCGGGTGATGGTGATAACCGGCAGCGGCTTACCGCTTGCCGTTCTGCCCTGCCCCTGGCGGATAAACAACAGATTGCTGTCCTTAACTGAGGCAATCGCCCCATACTGTCGCGCCAGCTTCATCAGGAAACTCGCATCGCTCTCGTTGGTCTGGTCAAGATGATCAACAGGCTTGTCCATAAGGTCCTGCCCCAGCGCCATCTTTAATTTATGCCTGGCGGCGATTTCCTTCACCACTTCACCCACCGTTGTCTGGTGCCATGATTTTTCACGCCGCGTGTTCAGGGTTTCACGGAAATCTGCGCTACGTGCGCGAATTGTGAGACGGTCAGGCGCGCCGCTGTGCTCAATCTCATCAACAGTAAAGCCCCCTTTCGGGAAAAGCGGCTGACCTTTCCACCCCAGCGCAAACTGAATAATGGCCCCACGCCGCGGCAGAACGATTTGCCCGTCCGAGTCGTCCAGCTCCAGATCAAGCTGGTCAGCTTCAAAACCCCTGTTATCCGTAAGCGTCAGACTCATCAGGCGCGAATCCAGTACGGTTGTGACATCCTTGCCTTCAATAATGACGCTGAAACCCGGCGTTTTACTGTTCAGGTTCGTGAGATCAGAGGTGAAATTCACTGCAGTAACCCTCCCACCGTATTTTTAATATTCCCTATCGCAGAGGTGGCGGTGTCCTGCAAATTGCTGAGCTGATCGCTGAGGCTGCCGAACATATCAGACAGCGACTCATCCACCCGTTTCAGCGTCAGCGTAAATTCAATACGCCGCGGCATTCCGCTTTCAAAAAATTCAGTTTTGGTCTGACTCAGGCTCTCGATGACAAACATGCCGTAAATCGTCCCGCTCCCCTCAATCAAAGGCCACGATTTACCCAGCTCCGCCATCTGCTCAAGGGCCAGCAATGACAGCCTGCCGCCGGTGATTTCCGGTAGCAGGACGCCGGACAGCGTCAACGAATCGTTATCTGGCCCAAGAAACTGTGTAGACGGGCGCCGGTTTACCCGGCTGTTAGTGGCATGCCGCCAGCTGCGCTGATACTGCAGCTCCTGATACGGCACGGTGCGCAGCATGAATACGTACAACCCCAGCACCATCATCATGATTCATACCCCCCTCGATCACTGAAATTACTGCGCGCTTTTGCCCTGGCCCTGTGCTCACGCTCATCAAGCTGCCGCGCCACTTCGCGGGCAATATCCTGTGCGCTCTGCCCCGGCTGGGCGGTGATATGAATAGGCGCGTTAATTTCATAACGAATTGCCTGCGGCGCACTGGCGGATTTAGCTGACTGGCTTTGTTTGTACTCTATAGCTGGCAGGCTATATGGATGCATCGGCGAGGCTTCAGCAGGAGCCGCTGCCACCCCCATGACGCCCGCAACAACGGAAGCCAGCGCAGCAGTCCGGCGCCTGCTAGTAACATTAGCCGGACCGTTCACAATCTCCGGGCCATTCTCCCCGACAATGCCAAACTGACCGCGTGGAATAACGCCTCCGCTGTCATACAGCCCTGCAAACGGAACAGAAGCAGCTGCGGCTCCGCCAACAACCTGGACCTGAGTATTACCCGGCGCTTTATTTTTCCCTGTCATCCAGTCAGGCAGATAATCGGTAACGGAAGCCAGTTTGCTCTTGAGCGCTTCCCACTTCGCATCGATACCATTCAGGATGTTGTCAATGATGGCGCTGCCCATATTCTTGAATTTAGCCGGTAGCGCACCGACATCTGAAATAATGGCATTCCACTTGTCACTGATAGTCTTCCTGACGCTGGCCCACGCCTCAGACACACCGGCTTTAATAGTTTCCCAGTTTTTTGCTATAAGGCCCGGAAGTGTGTAATTGAAAAACAGGTATTTAATACTTTCCCAGGCATAGCTTACGGCCTGTTTAATCCATTCCCACGCCGCCGTGGTGGCAGCGCAAACCTCATCCCAAATGGCTTTAAACTTCGGCCCAAGCGTATCCCAGTTTTGCCAGATGTAAATCGCTCCTGCGGCTATCAGAGCAATAACGGCCAGTATGGGATTGGCAAACATCAGGCGACCCAGCCACAATATCCCGCTACCTACCCCCTTTAGGGCTTTGGTGATAAGCCCAAAGGCACCACCGCCTTTGATACCCAGAATAGAAAACTGCAGGCGCATCAGCGCCAGCGGGCCAAGCACAACCGACACTGCCAGCATGACCGTACCCAGAACCCCTGTAATCGCCGCCAGTGCCGCCATTACTTTCAGCAATGAGCCAGCCAGCTTCGGATTTTCCTCCACCCAGCGGCGCAGCGTCCCCGTGACCTTTTTCACGTAATTCATGATATCCATCAGCGGCTGGCGCAGGGTTTCACCCAGGCTACTGAACGCGTTCTGCGCGCCCGTCTTTACCAGCAACCACTGCGCGGAAAGTGAATCCTTATTGATATCGGATTCTTTCTGCATGGAGCCGTTAGCCTCAGAGCCTGAGGTGAGTTTCAGCTGTCGCTGCAGCTCCGGCAGGTTGTTTGCAAGCTTCGCCGCATCATCGCCAAACTCCTTGCCAAATATCATCGTCATGGCGGACAGACGTTTATCCTGCGGCAGCTTGTTGACCTTCTCCAGCACGCGCTGAATAGTCCCCATTGCGTCCTTTGTCATCTGCTTTTCAATCTCTTCTGGATTGAGTTTCAGCAGATCCATACCTTCCATAAACCGCTTGCTCTGCATGGTCGCAATCGACAGTTCGCGCACCATGGCATTCGATGCACTGGCAGCAATTTCTGGCGCAGCGCCAAGAGACAGGAACGTTGAACCCAGCGCGGCCGCCTTGCGGAAATCAAGCCTGTCAGCCACGCCCCCCATACGCTGCAGCACGTTGATAATATCGCCACCTTTTGACATGGCGTTATCGTCCAGGTAGTTCAGGGCATCGCCAAGCTGTTCAATATTTCGGGTCGGCACTTTATACAGCTGTGCGATTTTACCCAGACCTTCCGCCAGCTCATCAGCGGGCAGTTCAAAGGCGGTTGCGGCTTTTGCTGCCGTGGATGCAAAAGCCAGCAGGTCACGCTTCTGGTCTTCGTAAGGATCATTCTGATTTGTTACCCCCATACGCGCGCCACCTTCAACCAGTGCGGCATAGTCAATAGCGCCATTCTCCATCGGCAACTGCTCACTGGCGGCCTTGATGGCATCCTGCATGTCGTAATACTGTTTTGTCCGGTTGCCGTTGTCGTCCCGCAGACCGTTCACCTGCTTTGCCACCCCTTTCATGGCATCTTCCATGCTGGCATAGCTTTTCACGGCGGCCATGACCGGCGCCCCCATCGCCAACCCGGCTGCAGAGGTAGTTGCTCCGGCGCCCGCAATACGATCCCTCACCTCAAGGCGGCGGGAATACTGATCGCGGACAGCATGCATTCGCGCCTGTTGCGCGCCAAGACGTTTAAGAGATTTTTGCTGACGGTCCAGAGCCTGCCGGGTTTCGTCGGCGTTCTGCCGCAGCTCCCGCTGCGCACTACTCAGCTTTTTGGTGTCCAGCCCGGCCTCATTGAGCGCAAGACGCTGACGCTGCACAGACTGACGCAGACCGTTGTATTTGCTCTGCAGCTCGTTAACGCGGTTTTTTGCCTGCTCAAGCAGACGTGCCTGCGCCGCCGTCGGGCGGTTAGTGGCCGAGAACTGCGTGGCAAGCTTCGCCGCTTCTTCGCGTGCGGCTTTAAGACTGTTTCCGGTGACGGCCAGCTGCGCGCTTGCCTTGCGGAAACCGTCGATACGGCCCGCCTGGGCGTCCAGTTCTTTTAATCTTGCACGGCTTTGCTGAATGGCGGTAGCCAGCTCTTTAGAACTGGCCTGCGCTGATCGGAATGGGCGGGTGAGCTTATCAACCGCATTTAGAATTACCTGCAAACGCAGGTTGGTGTCACTCATCGCTGGCCCCGCTTCTCTGAATCGCTTTATGCCGCCACTCCAGCACTTCAGTCAGCGGCATAACGTCAGTGACGGACGGCGGCCAGTGAAAAATGGTGGCGATATCAGCCACCAGGTCTTCTACCGTCAGGCTGTCGGCAAACCGGCAAGCACCGATTTCTTCAACAAAAAAGTGACCACCTCAACCGAAAGCGCGGTGAGATCGGCAGGGTCCAGCTCTGCCATTTCCTGTGCAGTCAGCGCCGGGGTGGAAATGCGGGGAATAATCGTCATCATCGCGCCGACGTCCATATCCATAATCGCCTGCAGACGGGTGCCACGCAGCGCGCCGGACTGCGGCTTACGCAGCACAATTTCGGTAATTTCGGTTTTACCGCGCTTGATTGGGGTATCCAGCTGTACGGTTTTTTCAGTCAGTTGTTCGCTCATCGTCATATCCTGTTATTAAGGTACTGGCGCGGCGGCCCGCGCGTTTAAAGTAGATCAGAGGCCCAGGGCGTTGCGGTGCTCTTCCATCAGGTCCACGCCATCAACGATTTCAATCATGTTGATCACATCAACCTCATAGAGCACCTCGCCGTTGATGGTCAGCTTCGCGTAACTGTTGGTGCTGCTGACTTTTGTGGTGTTGCTCTCGCCGGTTTTCCATTCGCCGGAATCGACTTCTTTATGTCGCCCGCGCACAACCAGCTCAAGCGCCTGCACTTCGCCGGTATCGTCACGCTGAATGGAGCCGGTGAAACGCAGCTGGATGCCGTCAACCGTGGCTTTACCCATCTGCTTGAATAACAGCAGCTCGGTGCCACCGATTGAAAATTCCGTGTCCAGCGCGCCATCATCCAGCCCCAGATCAACATCCGCCGAACCGGGCATTCCGCCTCCGCGATACTTTTCAAACTTGCGGCCGAATTTAGGCAGGGTCAGAGATTCAACGATCCCCTGATAGTTGTTCCCGTCGTTAAACAGGTTCAGGTGTTTTAACTTGCGTGGTAATGCCATATTGCCCCCTTATGCGCTGACCTTGCTGGCAAAATCCATTAGGTATTTGTCGGTAATGCGCTGACGCAGCATCAGGTTTTCCAGAGGCGGTACCGGCGTATAGTCGTAGTCAATGGTGAGCTTCCCGGCTTTCAGGGAGTCTTTATCGTTGACGGACTCATCTAGCCAGCAATCTGCGCCGATGAGGTACCCCTGACTCACCAGGCTGCGCATTTTGGCCCGGATACCTTCGATAATGTCACGCGCCAGCGACGGGTTAAGCGGTTTGTCCACGGCCCACATGTGTGCTTCTGCGATGGTGTCAGCAAGTACCTGCGCGGTGCGGGTGTAGTTTTCAAAGGCAAATAAAGGATCGTCACTGAGGCAGCGGGAACCCCAGAAGCGGAAACCGTCCTTGCGGATCAGCGTGGTGACATCGTTCTGGTTCAGCAGCCCCGCATCGGTTGCCGGGTCCTGCAAATCCCAGAACACATCAGCAGAAATGCCGGTGACGCCGTTCACGCCCACGTTGGACAGCGATTTGTGCCAGCCTGTCTGTTCGTCAATTTTGGCACGCAGGCCAAGCGCACGGGCTGAGGCATAAGCCGTTGCGTCAGCATTCAGCACAGTTTCAAAACTGATGAAATCAGGCCAGATCAGCATCCCCTCGCGCTGGCTAAAATTCTCACGGTAGGCTATCGCCTCAGCTACCGTTTTGCAGCCGTAGGCTGACAGATAGGCGAAACCGCGCAGACTCTGCGCCACGCTCAGCAGCTCAGTAGCAACCGCCTGCGTGTCGTGCCCCGGCACGCCAAGAATGCGCGGCTTAACGCCGAGCTGGGACTGCGCAGATAACAGCGCTTTCATGCCCGTTTTTTTACCGTCAGCTGTCACGCCGCCGATAATGTTGGAGGTTGTTTCCGCTTCGGTTTCACCCTGTGCAACGCGCACAACGACGGTCACGGGTTTAGCCTGGTCGGCAATTGCATCCAGCGAGCGGGCGAGAGTGCCGGACTCGCCTGCTTTACCGCTGGCGGTCAGCACGTCGGTAAGCAGGACCGGCTTATTGAGGGGAAACATGGACGCATCAGCATGATCGCCGGTGCAGACCATGCCCACGATGGCAGTGCTCACCGTGGTAATGGATCGGGTGCCCTCGTTGACTTCAACAACGCGCACCCCGTGGTGGTAATCCTGAGCCATAAGGCAGTCTCTCCGGTTAACAGGGGGTGTGCCTATGTTCTGGTTGATACACGCGCTGCGCACGCTTTGGGCTTTGTGTAGGGAATGGCACAGTTTGCAAGTAATAATTTGAGCTGCTGCGATGATCCCCGAACACATGGCAGAGAATAGCCACAGGATAATGAGACCTGAGGTTTCCCGATTATCGGGAACTGTTCAGGGCGTCTGACATCCAGAGCACGGTAGCCTTTATTAATATTTACTCTTCATTTCAATACGTTGTAGCTTTTATTGAGCTCGCTTATTTCTATTTGTTTCGAAGTTATCGGGGAGGCTTTTGGCGTCTTGCCCTGACGCACATCACGCATTTGTTTGACACATTTAGCCATTGCGGAAAGGCCAACATCAGTAGACTGAGCTGGCGTCAGAGGCGGTGTAATTCTGGTCGGCAACCAACTTTGCGGTTTCGAGTTTGAATTAAGGAATGAAATTTCTTATTTTCATTGAAGCACATGTGTTGTTCTTAGAAGAATGCTGAACCTCTGTTCAGGAGGCCTAACTCAGCAAACCACTTCAAATTACCGTGCAATATCATTACAATGCGATTAAATTCATTCACTCCCTAACTAGGATAATAATGCTGCAAAATTCTTCTCTTACAGAAAATAAGCCTAACCTGGATTATATTCAGGCGTTAAGGGCACTGGCTGCACTGATGGTAGTCCTCCATCATGCTAAAGCCTTTCTGGTTGGAACTGTTTATGAAAAACTTTCGTTTGATCTCTTTTGGCCAGGAGCCTTCGGTGTAGATCTTTTTTTCATAATCAGCGGATTTATTATAGTTTACACATCCTACGACTATACAAGAAAAGACTTACCAACCTTTATAAAAAAGAGATTCATCAGAATTTGGCCTTTGTATTTCATTGCAACAATGATTTATGCCTTACTATTCAAAAGCACAGACCTGTCAACAATGCATGGCTTTGTTTATTCCGATAAAATTGATGCAGTACAATCACTAAATATTATTAAAAGCCTTTTATTTATCCCTCTTAATTTTTATGATCCTGTGTATTTTGGCGCTGCCACATTATTCGTCGGATGGACCTTAAATTACGAAGTTTATTTCTATATAGTCTGTGCAACAGGGTTGCTATTTTCCAGGAATAAATACTGGTTTTATGCTCTTTGGTTTTTAACAACGCTATTTATAATCCCATCATTTATGGGGTTAGCCACGACTATAAGACCTACTATAGAGAATGGTGGGTATTTCAATCTCACAATACAAAGCGTTGTATGGGAGTTTGTTTTTGGTGCATGCGTTGCTATTTTATTCAAAAAAAATATGCTTAGGATAAAAGATCCCAAAAAAGCAATACCGTTAATACTCATTGCATTCGCAATCCCTGCATATGGCTATGTTACAAAAAGGAACACAATGCATGGGGTAGAATATTTCGGAATGTATTATTGCATAATGTTTTTCCTTCTTACATCATGCCATCAATTTATAAAGGACAGTATAAAAATACCCAAAACAATACTTTCCATAGGAGATGCATCTTATTCCTTATATCTCTTACACCCTATAGTTTTCATTGTCTTGTTCAAATTAAAAGAACGATTACTACCAACATTAGATTACCAGAACTTTTATTTCATGTTCATTTCAGTAATAGTATCAATTTTAGTGTCAATCCTTTCTTATAATTATCTTGAGAAAAAGTTAATTAACATATACAAAAAATAATTGCATTCGTTGATTGGGGTAGTTCATTCTACCCCACAACGCGTTACTTCGGCATTAGTTGTTTGTTGGCCAATTAATATTGGGTGCGCAGGAGATGTCTACAGACTCCAGTGCATCAAGATAATCCAGCCACATATTGTATTGTATCAATTCTTCCTCTTTGAGTCTCCCAATCGCCGCCTTACCAGGCCATTGCTTGCCATTCATGTAATTGTTGGCAGCATCAATCCGGTTTTGTTTTTCGACTCGAGCCTGCGCCAAACTCTCCTCGCGAGTCGGCGGAGGAACATCTCCCCATGCAGGTAAACCATCAATACCGGCAATTAAGAATTTTCCTTTAGGTGGATCGGCCGAAAATTTCTCATGAATATCGTCGGCCACCTCAATGGCATCAGATGGCCATGTACCAGCGGCATAATATTCATCCTTCCAGCTGAAATAATAAAAAGCATTTTTAGAAGGGCTATAGGCATAATTCATTTTTTATTTCCCGATTGCCAGAAACATTGCGCGAGTACTTGTAATACCACCCGCAATAGTTGTAATGAGCGTTACCACCGCATCAAAGCCAGTCAGGGACTGGTTCTCGCAGCTCACAGCAGCCTGAACATAGTTTTTCTTGGTAGCGAACACACCAATCAATCGTAAAGGGAAGGCCTGAGGGAAAGTAATGGGGGTTGTTACGCCCGTACCGACAGTAGTTGAGTTGTTTACTAATCGGTTAAAAGCCATGAGCTTATATCCACCAGGCAGCGTGTAAACAACAGTTTCTGTATCTGGTTCACTGAGAGAGTATTGCAAACCGAGGTATTCGAGAATGGCCGCAATAGATTTTCCCGACAAGGCTGTAAGCGTATTATCCAGAGGCTGCTTGTTCGCCAGGGCATTAGTCATAGTGGCCGCAAAGTTAGGATCGTTACCTAACGCCGCCGCCAGTTCGTTCAATGTATCAAGCGCTGCAGGTGAGGAACCAACAAGCCCTGCAATAGCGGCCTGCACAAAAGCAGTATTGGCAAGCTGAGTTGAATTGTTACCAGCTGCCGCCGTCGGGGCTTTTGGGGTGCCGGTAAACGTCGGGCTGGCTTTTGGTGCATATTGCGAATGCGGATCAGCGGCCGCAAGATGTGCCGCCATCAGCTCATCCACATACACCTTAAGCTCCAGTACCTTATCATCCACGTATTTACGGGTAGCGAGCACCACGGAAGGATCAATTTTCAGCGTAATGTTATCGGTGCTGCTGGTAATTAACACCATGCGTACTGTCTGCGTGCGGCCGCTGCCCTCTGCCAGCTGCGGCTTGTAGCTCTCCGGGCAGTTACCGACTGCAATCAGCGCGCCGGTTTCATCAAACAGACCAACTTCACGAATCCACCAACCGCCCTCTGTTTCGGGTATCACCTGCTCAGCTATGACCTGGCTGCTGTTCTGCGGATCGATATACAGCATATTCAGAGCTGCACGGCGTTTTTCACCGACCAGCTTTGTCTGTTGTGCGTTTGGCGTTGGCAGCACGCCGCCGCCATCCCCCACCGCCATCTGTGTAATTTTCAGCGGAACACCGAGCGCGGCGGCATTTGTCAGTTTCGCCGCGCCGATATCCGTCAGCAGGGTATAAAATTTTGCGCTCATGGATTCACTCTCATTGTGTCAATAACATGGACAGTGCCGCCCTCGTAGGCAGAACCACCGGAAATGATGGTTTCGTTGATATACGGGTAAATCGTGATTTCTTCGCCGGAGTAAGTGGCAGCACCCACAAAATATGGCCCGCTCGTCTGCAGATTTATGGACATGCCTATCAGATGCCGGCTGCAGGGTTTGGCGTCACCGATGAGGCGCTCCAGCTCCAGATAGGTTTCCTCTGTTATGCCCTGGTCCTGCACCCCAATATCCAGGCGAAACGTGCCCGGCGCCTCGCCTGTCTGCCACCATTCAATGATGCGGATCAGGAAGCCGAACGGCTCCACCACACGCCGCACAGCGCTGGTTGTGCCCTTGTGCTGATGGATATAGAACGCATCCAGCACCACGCGGCGCTTCACGCTTTCCGCCCATCCTTCGTCCCAGCGATCAACCGAAAAGGCCCACGCCAGATACGGCAGAAACTTGACCGGGCATGTTGCCGGGTTCCATAAATCGCGCAGCGGCACCTGCAGATTGGATATCCCGCTGCAGGTCTGCGCCAGGCGGCGCTCAAGCTGTGACGAACCGGGCGGCAGCAGGCTATTCATCCGTGCCCCCGTTGGTAACTCTCCAGTCCGTGCAGGACGCGGCCTGCGTTTTATCCAGCACTACATCATCCAGCGGAGAGGCCAGCTCCACGCGCTGGACGCCCTCAACGTGCAGCGCGGCATAAATGGCGCTGCGCCGGATATCACGTCCCAGCCGCGTCTGGCTGGCGATGTACTTCTGCAGGCTGGCTTTAGCCTCTGCCATCACTGGCTCAGCTTCCGGGCCGGGATAAAGGAAAATCGTTGCATCAACGCGGTAAGGGATAATTTCGGCGCTACGCACCGTCAGGCGGTCCGCCACCGGCCGCACGTTCTCACTGTTAAGCGCCTGCTCCACGACAGCCAGCAGATCGGCGCCTGCAGTGCCGTCGCCCTCCCGGCTCAGTACGGTCAGCACCACCTCAGCCGGGGCCGGGCTGGTTGCGCTGGCATCCGCCACGCGCCCGTCCGCGCTTTTAGCGTGAAACTCATAGGCCGCCGTTGGTCCCGCAACGGACAGCCCCTCAAATGCAGCAGGAACACGCAGGCGCAACGCCTCGTCACTTTCCATTACCGCTGCGACCGGCGGCACCGCGTCGTTATCGGCAGGTGTAACCGTCAGCCGCTTCACGTTGTAGTTGGCCGCCATCTGATCGAGATCGCCACCCATGGCATAAGCCACCATGACCGCCCGCGCCGCCTCGTTGATACGCTGGCGCAGCAGGATTTCCCGGTACGTGTTTTCCTGCAGTTGTTTGGTGATGGGTTCAGATTCCAGCTCAAGCGTGTGCCGCACCGCGTCCTGTTCATCTGCCGGATACAGGGCCACAAAGGCGGCCTTACGCTCAGCCAGCAGGGATTCAAAGTCCGGCACGTCAACGATTTGCGGCGCTGGGAGCTGGGAAAGGTCAATGACTGCCATTGTCTGCTCCTGTTGATACCGAAAGAGAAACAGGCGCGCCGTTATTGCGCTTCCCGGTTAGCTCAACCACCATGGAGCCGTCAAAGCTGCTGTTGATGGTGATGGAATCCAGCGTAAGCCGAGGCTCCCAGCTACTCAGCGATACGTAAACAGCCGCCATAATCTGCAGGCGCAGCGCCGGGTTCTGGGGCTGGTCAATCAATGCTGACAGCAGGGAACCATATTCCCGGCGGGCTATACGGCTTCCCTGGGGAGTCAGCAGAATATCCCTGACCGACTGCCGCAAATGGTCTGCATCAAAAATGGCTTTGCCATTGTCCTGATTCATACCGATATACAGCGTCATACAGGACCTCCCGATGTATCACCGCCGGACTTAACGCCAGTATGACCGTGTTTATCGACTACGATCCCGTTAGAACTCATGGCGCCACCGCCCTGGGTGACGCCACCATTGATCACCACCTCGCTGTTTATGCGCGTGTTACTTGCTTCCACCACAAACTCCCCCGTTTTCAGGGTTATGTTATCTGCCGCCTCGATCACCATGGATTTGATACCCCGCACATGCCAGCGGCCGGTCGCGGGTTCATATTCAAACCATCCACCGTCCGGGTATTCCGTTACGCAGCCGTCCTCTGAGTCCGACGGCGGCGCGAACTGGTTGGAATAGATCGCAGGTAAGGCAAAAGCGGTTTCCAGATTGCCGCCCATACTCAGCACCACCACCTGCTCATCCGGCGACGGGCACCACCATGTACGGGCACCGCCTGCGCGCAGTGTCAGCCAGTTAATCCAGTTGGTTTCAAGCTCGCCCACCCTCACCCGGCATAGCCAGTTTTCCCGGTCCACTTCGGTTACGGTGCCGGTGCGGATCAGGTTGGTGATTAGGCGCATGATTTCTGTCAGATGTGCGTTCATGTTATTAGATTGCCATTAATCGTGTGTGGGATGGTTAATGACCACTTTGTATAGTTCCTGGCACAATTACGGATTAAAATAGTCTCCAACATCATGAACGATTGGTTATTTCAAAATGAAAAATAAAAACCCATACCAAGCTTTACTACGTGGAAAGGTAACTTCAGCTATCGCCCAAGCCAGAGCCGCCGCCTGTATGACACATCAGGGGGTAAAAGGGAGCGTTCTTGAAATCTTACTTAGTCAGCTTTTTCGACCGCTTTTACCCGCAGATATAGGTGTCGGGACTGGGCAAATAATCGATGCTTTTGGAACCCCGTCTTCCCCACAAATTGACATTATTATCTATAACAAAGAAATACTTCCCCCTGTACTTTTTGATAATAATGTTGGAATATTCCCAATAGAATCTGTTTTATATACTATCGAGGTCAAAACAACCTTAAATTCACGAGAACTTTCAATCGCAGAACGCAGCGCAAAAACAATAAATACAACATTTAAGTATCTCCCCGGAAAGTTAAACACCGAAGGGAATAGAATTCATCATTCAATTAGCAAACCTCGCGCAGTGATTTTCGCATTGAATACTGACTTAAAACCCAATGGAATAGCCGAAGCAGAACGGTATAAAAAAGTATATGGCAAAGAAGAGCATTACCTAAGTGCTATATGCGTCGCCGGACGCGAGTATTCTTATGAAAATGAAGGCCAATGGATTTCCATGCGAAACGAAGATGCATTTGACGAAGTGTTAGCGCTCATTGCGGGTATCACTAACACCTATAGAGAAGTATCAGATAGCAGAGGGTATCCTTTGCTTGGATATTATGTCGCACCTGAAGATATCACTTCTACAATATACCCTTCGTACGAGTTACCCGAACTATCCGTTAAATGCGTTCAATGTGGCAAGGATCAAAAAATCATCCCAACCTTTGATGGGGTAAAAGACTTAACTGTTAATGGTCATATTACACATTCATCTCCATGCGAATGCGGTGGAGAATTAGCTTCTGAAAAAGGCACTTACATAATAAAGAATGAAAGACTCAGAGAGATAAAACCAATATAACCTTTTGTCATCTTGTTAACCATTGCAACAGCGTGTCACGGGTGATGGTTTCTACCACATCATTCACGCCCAAAAGACGGCGTGCCGGGTACCTGGCCTCCGGGCCATTGCGTCTGACCCTATCACGCAGACCATAATGATGAACACGGGCGATGCGCTGGACTTTCCCATCAAACTGCACGCTGGCAGAATCCGCAGTGGCTGCGGTTTTCAGGTATTTAGTGGTGCGCAATTTGGCGAACATCTGGCGCTTGATGCGCCCCTTTTTACCTCTGGCCGTCACCCGGCGCGCTTCAAAGGCGGTGCCGTCAGGATTGCGCTGCAGCCTGATGTTTTGCTGTTGCGACCGGCGCAGCTCCTGCGCCAGCTGTCGCATCATACGATTGCGGGCTGCCGGTTCCAGATTCGCCAGCAGCGCCGCCAGCCAGTCATCTACCCTCTGCAGGTCATCCACGTTTCACCGTCCACATTTCGTCGGGTACATCGGGTTCCGGCATCGCTTCAACGCTCGATACGGTGCCGTCTGTGCTGACAATCACACGCTCCGTGAGCTGCAGATTGAGGCTGAGATCACACAGATCGTTGCTCAGGATATCGACGTCAAAGGTAAAAAGTTTTTCGCGCAGCTCCGGGTTGTTGATGGCGTCCGGTTGATTGGTCATTAACCAGAGCAATACGGGCGCCATCACTAAATTCTGGTTGCCGCTAAAGTCTTCAATCACCACGTTTAAGGTGTAGCGATATTCCCATGACATTGAACGGGCGCCGGTTGCGACCAGCGAACCGTTATCAACAAAAAGGTGCAGTTTGTCCGGGTTGTCACGGACATACGCCACCGATTTATTCAGGGCGTTGCGTAAGGACTGCGGCTTGTTCACTGTCTCGCTCCTGACACGCTATGATCGTGTCCACTTTGTCGGCACATACTGCCCAGGCGGCCTCAGTCTCATCCAGCACTTGGTTCAAATCCACATTACTGCGCGGCGCTGTCCTGTCCAGGCGGCATTGCGTCACTTTTGGACAACCACTCACGGTAAGCTGCACCTCCGGCGAGGGCCGGGCGGTCCCGCAGCCGGATAATGTCAGCAGGCAAAGGAGTGTCAGCCCAGCGGCGTAAATCCTCGTTTTCACGTTTTAACTCCTCGATCCGGCGCTGGCGACTCCGCAACAGCGCGGAAGTCTCCTCCGCTGCAGCATAAAGTTGCATCTGCGCCCGGCTGTTGGTTTCAGTAAGAATGGACAGGCTGATGAGTTGGCTGTTTTTCTTCGCCAGCTCCTGCTTGTTATTTTTAAGCGCCTCAGCCTGCGTCCCGATGGTGTGACCGGCATTATTAAGCCGCCATGACTGCCAGCCCAGCAGTACCAGCACCAGAGCCAGAATCACCGCCAGCGCGCGCGTCATGCCCCTGCCCCTTTAAGACACCAGGCAAGCTCACGGGCGCGCCGGTTTTCCAGCCCTTTATTCCATTGACCATTTACATAAACCCAGCGGGGGAGCTGGTTACACGCCTGCCACCACTGCTGGCGATTGATGTAAGAAACCATTGTTGACCGGCAGATTGCCCCCGTTCCGACATTAAAGCCGATACTGATCAGGGCATCGTAAACATGCTGAGGTGGCTTAACCTGCAGGCAGGCTTCAATCCTTTTTTCCGTCAGCAACACGTTATTAATCAGCCCCTGCGCGGCCTGTCGCTCCGTTATGGTTTTGCCCGGCACTACCCCGGACGTATTGCCGATCCCGTCCGTCCAGACCCCGGCGCTGCACTGGTATGGCTGCAGGCGGCACCCTTCGAAATCAGCAATCAGTTTCAGCCCCTCGACGGAGGTATGAAGCAACTGAAAGCCCGGCAGCGTGGCGGCAATCGCCAGCACCGCGCCGACCAGGCAACGCTTAACGATTGAAGGACTCATATTCCCCCCTGGATATTCTGCCGTCCCGCAGCAGCTGGTAGGCTTTCCAGCGTAAATAACAGGTCACCGCTGCAGTAATAATCCCCAGCGCAAGACCGGTAATGGTCGATACATCTTTAAGAGACAAATCGCCGAGCCATGCCAGAAGCAGGGCAACGCAGTAAGTGATAAAGGCGCTGATTCGTTCAAGCGTCATAGTTCAGTCCCATAGCTGGACAGTCTGCGCAGTGGTTGACGCCGTGATATCCGGCAGTTCCACCTGCAGCCCGTGCGGTAAAAAGGGGCCATATTCAGCCAGCCCCGGATTCGCCTGCAGCACCTGTTCAGTGACTCCCTGCGTGCGCCCATAATGGCGCCAGCAAAGTGCGTCCACCGTGTCATACTGATGCGCACGCACTTTCATCAGATAAGCTCCACCGTGCAGTGCGGTGCATCCTGCACCCGGCTGATAGCCCAGCGGGCATCACGCCACAGATCGCCGCTGACCTCCGCCAGTTCCTCCCCTCGCTTTACCCCGGACGCCGTGGCGTCATAATCCTGGTAACGCTCATTGAGCACGGCGCGCGCCCAGCAATACACGGCGTTGAGGTAGTGCTGAATGCGCTCGCTTTTGCCGTCCAGCATTTCCGCCGGCACGTCAGCCAGATCCCGGTAGCCCAGCATCTGCTGGCGGTTGCGGAAGTCGTACAGCTCAGCGTTAACTTCGGAAATTGCTGTCAGCGCAACCTGCCTCAGACGGGGCTGCGTCACCGTGCCATCAGTGCGCATCACACTGCGAAATTTCGACAGGTCCACATCAGGCCAGAACGGTGTATTTTTAATAACGTCCGCCTGTTCCGGTGCCTGTTCTGGCGCAACAAACTGCATGCGGCTTTCTCCTGAAATAGTGGGCGGTGGACGGGGTTTTGATGTGGCTGTGCCTTTCGCCACCCCGTGCCGCCCGTGCGTGGGGCACGTTCGTTAGCGGCTGTCACTGCGCAATCTGCGCTCCAGCTGCTGCTTTTCTTTTTTCACGCCGCAGCGGGGATCGAGTTGCAGCGCATGGGTAAGATGATTAAGGGCAGAAGCCGGGTTGCTTTCGGTCAGTACCGCGCCGATGGCTTTGTGCAGGCGTGCCCGGGACTGGTCCGGCATATCCAGATCGGTAGTCAGTTCAAGCGTCTGCAGGAGCAGATCGGCGTCAAAACCGGCGGCGGCCAGCAGAGCGCTTTGTGCGGCATCCGCCATTTCTTCCGCCAGAACGGTCTGCACGTTGCGGTTGCCCAGCGGCATCACCCAGCCATGGCGCAGCGCATGACGCCCGATTTCCAGCGCACCGGCATAATCACCGGCATCGATACGCCACAGCATCACGTACATCAGCACGTCATCCTGCTGCGCACCTCCGGCAGCCAGCACGCCCTCCGCCCAGGCGGCATACTTCGGCAGAAGCTCCACCTTGATTGCCGCCTTTTTCACGGTGGACTGGATACCCTTTAGGCGGCGGCGGTCTTCTGCCAGCTGCAGCAGCATCAAGTCATAGCCGGACGCATGGCGAGCACTGCCGCCCTCCCGGGCGGCCTGTTCGGCCTGAATGCGCAGGCGGTGCTGCCGTGCGGGACTCAGGCTCATGCGTTACTCCTCAGTTTCTGTTTCGGCGGGTTCTTCCACAGGCGCAGACTGCACTGCAACTGGCTCGCTGAAGTCACCGATAGTGATGTTTTCGACTAGGGCCGCGCAGCGATAATCCTCAATCACATACGCTTCGTTGACGGATTCGAAGTTCTCAATCCGGTCGCGTTTCGGGTTGTCGATAACAGAACGGCGGCGGGTGTCCTCCTGCCAGTAGATGGACAGGTTATCCAGACGGGTGATCAGCAGGGCATTGGCCGGGAAGAACGGCGCACGCACCGCCTGCAGGCCGCCCATGCGTTTCTGGCTGATAATCAGATCGGCGGCGATTTTCTCGCTGTTTTCCTGCTCTTTGTTAACCAGCGGGAAATACTTATCGGACAGCAACTCTCGGCCGCAGATAACAACCAGCTCATCATCATCCTGATACACCACGTCGATCAGCTCGTTAACCGCATCCATCACCACGGCGTCCAGGTTGGCATAGTCGCCGCCCTTGCCCACCTTCACCGCGCCTGCGGTGGTGGTGCCGTCCTGGGTGGTGCTGCCCATAACGTGGTCCGGCGCGTCTTCGCGGATTTTCTGCAGCCAGCCCTTATTCACGTCCTGCAGCAGCGGGTTTTCAGCGCGGTTAGAGGTTTTGGCACGCTTCACGCCGTTGAAGCCGATCATGATGCGGTCCAGCGCCTGACGCTTGACGATGGCGTTACGGATACGCACCTGGAAGTCCTGGAATTTCGCCCACAGGTCCAGCTTTGCGTAGGTCAGCACCGTGTCAAAGTTGGTCTGCTCGCATTTATATTCCACGTCCTCCATCAGCATCGGATCGGTAGGTTCGCGCTCTTTGGTGGTGGTATCGGTGGTTCCGGCAATGGTGGAGCCAACGCCCAGGCCAAGCAGCTGGCCGGACTGTTCCGCAACCGGCGTGATGTTAATCAGCGTCAGGAAAGCAGCGGACTGCTGGATCTGGTCTTCCAGCGTCTGCTGCACGGACGGGTCCACGGTGAACTTGCTGGAAAGTTCTTCCACTTCCACGTTGTTCAGGCGCGCCAGCTGCTGCAGGTAGGCGTTAAAGGCAAAGCGGGTATTCTTTTTCATCGGGTTTTATGCTCCATCAGCAATTGGTCAGGGTGCCAGCCGGTGCGTCACCGCCCGGCGCGCGCTGGCGGTAATCTCTGCGGCTGTCTTCACGGCTCAGCTGCTGCTGAAGCTCGGCAAAGGCGGCCAGCTGCTCCTGCAGCGAGGATTCAAGCTCAGAAATGCGCGCGTCCTGGTCGGACAGGGATTTATCAGTGCGCTCGCTCAGGTTCTGCTGTTCGGTGACAACCAGCTCGACGGCTTTGTGCACGTCTGAAAAACGCGCATCGTCGGTCTGCTCTTTTTTGGTAAACAGCGCGGAAACGCGGGCAAAGAGGGACGGCTTTTCGTCCTGGGTTTCTTCCAGTTCGATTAGCGTTTCTTCGGCGGCGGTAAACAGGTTTTCAGGACTCTGCTTGCGGTTAGCCAGCGGGTTCTGGTTGGCGGTGGCACTGAAAGCCAGCATCTCGGTGCCCAGGCTAGCCGGATCGTCAGTGGCGGCTAGGCCGACGAGGTAGGCTTTGCCGGTGTCGGCAAATTTCGGGCTGACTTCCATAGAGGTGAATTGCTTTTGCCACTGCTTAATCAGACTAATCAGATCAGGCGACGGGTTAATTTCGGCGTACAGCGCCATTTTCCCTTTTAATGGCCCTTCCGTGATTTCTTCGGCGGTTAAGCCGGTGACATGCCCATAACGCTTAAACGTGCCATCCGGCGAATAGCCTTTAATGTGCTCAAGGTTAATTTGCGCCGTATACACCGCAGGGTTGTAGCTGGCTGCCATTTGTACCAGCCATTCACGCTGGATTTCGCGCCCGTCGGTGGTGGCACCTTCCACCCCGATGCGGAAACGTTTTGCTTTAACTGTCATGAGCCGTGCTCCGTTAGAAATTACTTACTGGAGCCTTATGTTTGCGGTGATGGGGGGAGTGAAACAACGCGCAGCGCTTGTACGGTCAGCCATACAAACCGCAGCCAGGGAAAGCCGCCGGGCAAGGCCGTATGTTTGGGCCATGAACACGACAATGACCCCAGCAGACCATGATCCCCGTCGGCAGGCCATGCTGCTGTACTTTCAGGGATACCGAGTAGCCCGCATTGCAGAAATGCTGGGCGAGAAAGTTGCAACCGTGCACAGCTGGAAAAAGCGCGACAAGTGGGGCGAGTATGGACCGCTGGATCAGATGCAGCTCACCACCGCCGCGCGCTACTGCCAGCTCATTATGAAGGAGCAAAAAGAAGGGAAAGACTTCAAGGAAATTGACCTGCTGGCGCGCCAGTCGGAGCGCCACGCCCGGATCGGTAAATTTAACGACGGCGGGAACGAGGCTGATTTAAATCCGAAGGTTGCCAACCGCAACAAAGGCCCGCGCCGCCAGCCAGAAAAGAACGTTTTCACCGACGAACAGATCGATAAGCTGCAGGAGGTTTTCCACAGCTCGATGTTCGCCTACCAGCGCCACTGGTACGAGGCAGGCAACCGCCACCGTATCCGCAACCTGCTCAAATCGCGCCAGATCGGAGCGACCTTCTTTTTTGCCCGGGAGGCGCTGATTGACGCCATCACCACCGGTCGCAACCAGATTTTTCTCTCAGCCAGCAAGGCGCAGGCGCACGTCTTCAAGCAGTACATCATCGACTTTGCAAAAGAGGTGGATGTGGAGCTGAAGGGCGACCCGATGACGCTCAGCAACGGCGCGTGCCTGTACTTCCTCGGCACCAACGCCCGCACGGCGCAGAGCTATCACGGCAACCTGTACCTGGATGAATATTTCTGGATACCGAAATTCCAGGAACTGCGCAAGGTGGCCTCCGGCATGGCCATTCACAAGAAATGGCGGCAGACCTACTTCTCCACGCCGTCCAGCCTGACCCACAGCGCCTATCCGTTCTGGTCTGGCGCGCTGTTCAACCGGGGCCGCGCCAAAGCGGACAAGGTGGATATTGACCTGACCCACGGCAATCTGGCCCCGGGCCTGCTTTGCCCGGACGGCCAGTACCGCCAGATCGTCACCGTGGAGGATGCGGTGCGCGGCGGCTGTAACCTGTTCGACCTGGACCAGCTGCGCATGGAGTATAGCCCAGATGAGTATCAGAACCTGCTGATGTGTGAGTTTATCGACGATCTGGCGTCAGTGTTTCCGCTCAGCGAGCTACAGGCCTGCATGGTGGACAGCTGGGAAGTCTGGTCTGATTTTCACTCCCTAGCGCTGCGCCCGTTTGGCTGGCGCGAAGTCTGGATCGGCTATGACCCGGCGAAAGGCACGCAGAATGGCGACAGCGCAGGCTGCGTGGTCATGGCTCCGCCCACGGTGCCGGGCGGCAAGTTCCGCATTCTGGAGCGTCACCAGTGGCGCGGGATGGACTTCCGCGCTCAGGCAGACGCCATCAAAAAACTGACGCAGCAGTACAACGTGACCTACATCGGCATCGACTCCACCGGCGTCGGCCACGGCGTGTATGAGAACGTGAAGGCGTTCTTCCCTGCCGTGCGCGAGTTCGTCTACAACCCCAACGTCAAAAACGCCCTGGTGCTCAAGGCCTACGACATTATCAGCCACCGCCGTCTGGAGTTTGACGCCGGACACACCGATATCGCTCAGTCTTTCATGGCTATCCGCCGCGCCACCACCGCCAGCGGAAACCGTCCGACCTACGAAGCCAGTCGCAGCGAAGAGGCCAGCCATGCAGACCTAGCCTGGGCAACGATGCACGCCCTATTTAACGAACCGTTGCAGGGCGAAGCCGCCAATACAAGCAACATTGTGGAGATTTTTTGATGGGCAATAGGAATAAAAACCGAGCTGCAGTTAAACAAAGCATCCAAAAGAGCAGCGGCGTATCGGCAGAAGCATTCAGCTTTGGCGATCCGATCCCGGTGCTGGACCGCCGCGAGCTGCTGGACTATGTAGAATGCGTACAGATGGACAGATGGTATGAACCGCCGGTCAGTTTTGATGGGCTGGCTCGCACCTACCGTGCCGCCGTGCACCACAGCTCACCGATTGCCGTTAAACGCAATATTCTGACCAGCACCTTTATCCCGCATCCACTACTGAGCCAGCAGGCGTTCAGCCGCTTTGTGCAGGACTATCTGGTATTTGGTAACGCTTATCTGGAGAAACGAACGAACCGGCTCGGCGGCATTCTGTCGCTGGAACCATCACTAGCGAAATACACCCGGCGCGGCGTGGATCTGGATACCTACTGGTTTGTGCAATACGGCCTGACCACGCAGCCCTACGAGTTCACTAAAGGCAGTATCTTTCACCTTATGGAGCCGGACCTGAACCAGGAGATTTACGGCCTGCCGGAATACTTGTCAGCCATCCCTTCCGCCCTGCTGAATGAGTCCGCCACGCTGTTTCGCCGCAAGTATTACATCAACGGCAGCCATGCGGGATTCATCATGTACATGACCGATGCAGCGCAGAACCAGGAGGACGTGAACAACATCCGTCAGGCCATGAAAAGCGCCAAAGGGCCGGGCAACTTCCGCAACTTGTTTATGTACTCACCTAACGGCAAAAAGGACGGAATTCAGATCATCCCACTGTCAGAGGTGGCGGCAAAGGATGAGTTTTTGAATATCAAGAACGTGAGCCGGGATGACATGATGGCAGCGCACCGTGTTCCACCGCAGATGATGGGGATTATGCCGAGTAATGTAGGGGGGTTTGGAGATGTGGAAAAAGCGAGTTTAGTGTTCGTGAGAAATGAATTGATACCACTTCAGAGAATGATTCAAGAATTGAATTCATTTATTGGCGATGACATTATTAACTTCGTAGAATATAAGTTATAGAACGTAGGCCTGCAACGCAGGCCAGTTATATTAGCATTGTCGACACAGATCAGAAAAACTCCCGCCATAATAATATAATGCCGACTTATCATTCAATTCTTTAAACACTTCACAAGCACGTTGATGAGTATCAACGGCACTATTCTTATTTCTCCCAACGATAATAGTCTCTTTCTCTGTACTATCACCATCCAGAAAAGTATTTAAAAGAAAATTGATAATAAAATCTTCTTTTGGGAATGAGTACCCTATAAAAATCAAAAGATCGGCCTGTCTCAACTGGCCCGATGATTTCACGAAAGCCGTCTTAAAATATTTATCTCCATAGTCCTGTTCATTTGAGGGCAAAATAATATTAGGAACTATTTTTGCGTTCGACAAAGAATCATAATCAATCTTAAAGCCATCCTTCTCAGACACAACTTCAAATCCACCATTGAGCTTATACAACCCTATACCCTTAGGCTGAGGACACATTAAAACATTATTATTATGTACCGGGAATCCTCTTGTAATGGAACGCCCCGGGAAGGCATGATTTAGCACCTTATCAATTACTATATCGTAGTTTGTTGTCACAACATCAAACACTGCAGCTTCTTGAAAGCTCTTAAAGAAAGATATAATACTATTTTTGTTCTGCCCAAACCTTGCACTCTGATTCAACTTTAAATCATTAGGTGGAATTTTTTTCGAAAATTTGTTTTTAATATATAACTTCACTTGCGATTCAAATAACTCAAGCGTGTGCCTATCGAGATACGACGGCAATAGACTAGGATATCGTTTATATACATCTAGAGCATACTTAAAACTCTTGAAAACATTTGCCTTGTCATCTAAACTCGCATTTGCATCAGCCCATTTAAATTTAAGCCCTTCGAACAAAGAGAAAAAGCCATACTCATCACTATTTTCTAAAGCCTCATCTTCAGATATAGAAAAAACTTCATTACTAACAGGATATTTATCATCCCAAGCTTTTGAAAATCCAGCACCTAAAAAAACACATACTCTTCGCCCTTTGATTTTTGGCTTCAGTTGAGAAAAAGCTGTAATTTCTAAATTGTTTGGTGTTGAAAAATCACCATCATAAGGAAAGTTAGTCATGTTTTTCTCGCGCTTAGTTTTTTGTACCAAGAAAAGCTGGAACCAATCCAAATTCACCACGCAAATATTTTGCGGAGACCTTAGCATCTTTCCTTACAGAAAACTCCGCAGCATTGGCTATTATCGATGACTTAGACGAATCTTTAACTATTATATTAAGCTCATCCCTTCTAAAACCCTCATCTAACAAAGGAATGTTATGTGTAGACATAATAAATTGGACTCCATTCTCTTTACAAGTCTTATCAAATATTTTCCTTATTAAAGCACTTGCTAATGAATAATGTATAGAGGAGTCTATTTCATCAACATAAAGTGTAAAATTGTATTCACTCGCCCAAATCAATATTGCTAAGAATGTTAAAACATTAAGCGTCCCTTGGGAAAAGAACTCATCCCTCCTATCAGGTCCAATTCGAGTAAAATCGCCATCGTCATTTTTTATCAGATAAACAAATTTATATTCATTATCTTCACCAAACCTTACAAAGTCGACCTTATCAATATGAAGAGGAGATTGTATAACCATATCATTATAAGTTTTTATAATCCTCTGGCCACTTTCGTTTAATTTTTCATTCCCTTCATCGCCCAATAACTGTCGTCTAAGTTGTCCTTCGACAAACTTCAAGCTCGGGTTTTTGAATTTCTCAGAGTAATATGGCAATTGCTTTAAAGCCCAACGTCTAGTCTGAACAAGTGCATCGATCTCTAATGACACAGCAAAAGTGATAACAGCTCCGCTTTCTCTTAAGACCGGTCCAATCAATGATTCATATTTTTTAAACTCGGTCTTTTTGAATACGACCCCATTTTTATCGCGCGTAAAAATGCACTGTTCTCTTGCTCCTTTTTTTATGGGCCTAACATATAAGTATTCATCTACAATAACTTCGTTCAGAACTGAAACACCGTAACGAATGAAATTATCTTGTTCTTCATCAATCAATATTGCTTCGTATGAGGTAGGTTTATTACGGCATTGCTTGTTTAAGAGAAATGGCTGATGCAATTTATGTAATGTGTCATTATGAATTGAATTCGCAAATTCATTGATAGCATTTATTAATTGTGTCTTACCTACTCCATTTCCACCAATCAATGCCGCAAATCTGTTAACTCTTAGACCATTCGCCAGTGTAACGATATGCTCAGGGTGTTCATCCCCAATCGAGGAAGCAAAACTAAGAACTTGTCTTTCACGAAAGCTCTTGTAATTTTCTAAACTAAACGCAACCAGCATCTCTAACCCTCTTTTTTGCGAAAAAATCGCATTTTAAGCACTTTGACTAATGTAATTCAGTGTTATAGCAAAAGCAACTCAAGATAATTGATTCTGCACGTAAAGCGCGCGCTCGTAGCCCCGCCACGCCTGCCCGCTTTATGGGGTGGTTTTCATGCACCTGCATGACATAAGCAAAAGCCCGCCAGTTCTGGCAGGCCTCAGCAAAAACGATCCTCTAACGATCATGCGTTTTCATGCAGCATAGACATGCACAACGGCACTAACGCCTCGCATCGCTCGTTGTTCAACCTTGCTAGCGTCAGAATCAAGTCCTAACGCCAGCAACGTTCCTATGCCTAACTGGGGAGATCCATGGAACGGTTGTACTCATGAGTACGTATTTTCGCCATCAACTCATCAGTCAGCTCCGAAACCCACTGGATAGCCAGCCGCTTTTCTTCATCATCGCATTCACTGGCCGCTACAAGCTTCACAAAAAAATCAATGCGCTGGAGTTTCAACGACTCCAAAAAATAGTCCTGCATTTTCCCCTCCAATCAAAACAACTGTATATAAACACAGTATAAAATTACCCACCAAATGTAAATTGTTTTTTCTATGTTTCAAACAGATGGCTCAAGTGCGATGCTTTACAAGAGACAACGGAATGAGGAAAAAATCGATGCGTAAAGCATGTATTGAACTTATGGCAGGACTAACGCTGCCTGCCTGGTTGCAGGTGAACTAGGCACTGGCCGCTGCCTTTACTTGGTTGTAGTGATGGAAGACATATTTGGTAAACCTACAACAGAACAATGGCTAAAATCCTTAAGGCTCTGCGAGGCCAAGGCGGCTGAACTGAAGTATGAAGTTGCACGCATTCGCGGTAAGAGTCTGGCTGGCTTGTAACCTTTCAATCTAAGGCGCCTTAGTACCACCGGCGCCATTTATCATCTTCCTGCAAACGCTGATCCCGATAAAACAGGCGCAGCCCTGCTCCAGACGGGATACTACCGCCACACAAAAGCAGATCCACTTCCGCATTACTTGTATCAAACCCTCTGGAACTCAGTTCTGCCTGAAGCTGCAGGCGCTGCTGCTCAGAAATACTCTGTTTGTATGCTTTTTTCCGCTTCGGTTTTATCAGTCTTAACCTGGCTGTCAGTTCCCGCCGTTCCTTCAGGCCCATATTGTGGAGATATTCCTGCAGTTCCTTTTCCCCCATGGTTTTAATATCGGGTAAATCCCCCCCTGATTTGTTTAGATTTTCAACAGGGGGACAGTTATTGCCACGAGTCCAAGGGGCGCAAGCGCCCTGGTCGGCTGTCGCCTCCTGAAGGTCAACGGCTTTACGAACCATTTTCCACTTCACTGCATGAGTGCAGATCCGGCCCTCAATGATCGGGGACCAGATGCCATAAATACGAACACCGTGATCGCCGTAGGTGCTCGGTTCGTCGTTAAGCTCATAGGCAGTTCTGACAAGGTGATGTTTACGGGGTACCAGGACGCCGCCCTGTTTCATGATGTAGGTGGCAAAACAACCAGCATCCGCTGCGGCTAATACAGCATCCAGACGCGGGTTTTCCAGTACCGGCGCGCCTGCCTTCTTGTCACCCTGCGCCCTGGCAGCCTGACCGGCCAGCAGGCGTAGCTCACGGTATGCCTGGCGGCTAGGAATACCAAAGAAGCGGAATTGCTGTACACGGTGCAGCGAAGCCCAGGCGTTTACGTTCTCAGCGTTATCGCGCAGCGATCTGCCCGTTTCTTTACTGATTTCCTGCGCCAGTCCGCGCCCGTCAATGTTTTTACTGATGTATTTGGCGATATAGCTGGTCGGTGTCCCCTTGCGCGGGTTAATAAGCTCAGACTTCAATCGCGGCCCGGTATTGGTGCCCAACTCCTCCCGGTCCTCACGAATGGCGAATTTACGCAGCAGCGCGGTGATGGATTTGCGGTCCTTTTTGCGCATGAAGCAAAGCAGGTGCCAGTGTACGGTGCCGTCATGATGTGGCTCAGCAACGCGAACGCCATACCAGCGCAGCCCGGCTTTGTGCATAGCCTTACGGAAGGCGGCAAACATATTCACCAGGTAATCGCTGCTCTGGCGGACCGTGGCACTGGTCCATTTCGGGTTCGGCCTGCCGTTATTGAGCGTTGCGTGAAAGCGTGACGGGCAGGTGATGGTATAGAACACGGCGCATTCACCACGCATTTCTGCGATCAGCTCCAGCCCCTTAACGCAGGCCATCATTTCGTTGCGCCGGTGCGCCGGATTGCTGCTGCTGGCGTTTACCACTTCTTCCATATCCAGCGTGTCACCTTCGGCGTTAACCAACTCATGCGAGCGGAAAAACTCTAGTGATTTGCGACGCTGTTCGCGTTTATGGATCACAGCTTCATAGCTGACATACGGGGACGCTTTTTTGTTAACCAGGCAGACAGCGCGCAACTGTTCTTCCCGCCACTCACACCGCATCTGCCACAGCTTGCGATACCACCAGTCCGCGCAAAGCAAACGGGCAAGCGAGCCCGGAATAAGCTCGTATGGAACCGGCTTACGGCGGTGCTTTTTACGGCGCAGCTGCTCGAAAGCAGGCGGGATAACATCAAGGCGCATGGCCTCAGCGGCCACCCTTTCCCATGACCGGCGGATCTCTTCCGGCGTAACGTCTTCATCCGTAAACAGCTCACCGCAGGCAGCATCCAGACACATGCTCATGTGTGCCGCCACCAGGGTAGATAACCGCTTGACCTGCTTCTGGTTCATTTCCGGCAGAACCAGCAGGCCCTCCAGCCCGTCGTGGCTCGCCATAAAACGGAATGACGCAGAAACCTGGCTGGTACGCACGCGCTCCAAGCGTTCAAGGCACGGCCTGATGGTTTCACGCAAATAGCGGGAATATGCCTTCGGCTTGCCCAGGCCCTCGAAATATTTTATCCGTTCAAGCAGCGGCTTACTGATGTGCGCCGGTTGGGCGCTCAAGTCAGCAACGATGACCAGATCGGGATTAAATTGCTGCTGTTCGCGGGCCATTTTGGCGCGGCTTATCAGCTGGTCCTGCTCCATTTCCCGCTGAACAGGATCGCGGGATTCATTGTAGAAATAGCGTTCCCAGACCTCATTACTCAGGGCTTCGCGGCGCAGCTGTTCCTGCTCGTTATCTGCAGCATAGAGAGTAATCAGGTTTGAAAGCACGGATGAAGTGGCACGCTTATCTGTATCCAGATAAGGGTTAACCGCTTGCTTTTCAGCATTCCAGGAATAGCGGTAATTGCTCATGCGATCTCCAGTTCAAGCTGGAAAGGCTGCAACCCTTTTGAGGACCATTCAGAGATAGAGGGCGGCCGCACTGCCTCGATAGCGCCTTTAAGAATGGCGCAACGGTTTTTCAAAATTACGGCTTTGAGCTCTTTTTCGCTAAGACCGCGTGAATACTCAGCCTCGCGGATAGCCCTGGTTAGTTCAGGATATTTAGAGTTGAATTTAGGTACATTGCAGGCCAGATTCGTGCTGTCAGCGGTGGCGAGTGGATAATTGCCCATCACACGCCCATCCAGCATACGCAGGCCATGAACTCTGGTTTGAAAGGTATATTTGCAGTAAATAGTTTCGAAAGCCTCCTGCATACGACGATGCCAGCGCTCTGTCCTGATAACCGCATATTCTCCAGATGATCCAAAACAAACCCGGGGCCATTCGCGGCAAAGCTCAACCAGACGATCTATAGATTCGTGCAGATGCCAGACAGGAACTGCCTTATCCCGAAACATGCGAGGAACCTGACGAATCAGTGCATCGTTATCACTTTCTCCCCCCTCCACAACGTCAGGGATCACGAAAAAAGCCACTTTAGGATGGTGGTAATAGCCAAGCAGCCACTCATAGAATTCGCACCAGTTAATAACCAGGCCCCGCATCCATGCTGAAAATGCTCCGTTATCAATACCCACTGCGGCGGCAAAATTGAGAGATGCTGCAATCTGGTCCGGGCGTACATATGAAACGAAAGCACCGGCTCCGCTCACCGCAATGCGATGAACATCACCGGCACTCCCCCAAACAGGCGTCCCGTGAAAATGATGGGCCCCGAGCTGCGCCCCTTTCACGCAGGCACCTTCCATACAACAGAGCAATCAGGGCCACCTGGATCGACGCTTACGCACATCTTTGGTTTAAGCACCGCAATGAGCTCGTCAGCTTTTTTCCCTTCGCCCGCGGCAACGCCAATGCTGCGTTTTGTGCTGATGCGGTGAAGGGTGAATTTTCGATAAAACGAACGAATCAGGCGGGTGTCGCTATTGGACACGATGATCGGATGGCCTTCTGATGACCGGCGCACCAGAATAGATGCCAAATCATACTGGTCATCATCAGAGAACCCGGCAGTGTGATAACCGCTAAAAGTACCGTCATAAGGCGGATCGCAGTAGACAACATCACCCGCCTGCAGCATTGCCAGCGTTTCGTCATAACTGGCGCAAATGAACGTCGCGCGCACAGCCTTTTCAGCAAATGCACGTATTTCATCGACAGGCAGATAAGGCTTTTTGTAATTACCATATGGAACATTGAAAAGACCGCGCTGGTTATAACGGCACAAACCGCGATAACAATGACGATTAAGGAAAAGGAAATAAGCTGCCTTTTCTTTTGGCTCCAGGGGTACAGTGTTAAAAAACTGGCGGCATTTATAATAATCTTCTTCCGTGGTGAACTTGGAGAATATATGCTCTACCAAATGAATAAAGCTGTTAACGTCTTCTTTAATCACCTGATAAAGATTTATAAGGTCAGGATTAATATCCGCGACAAGATAATGAGGATAGTCTGTTGCCATCATCACAGCGCAGGAACCTGCGAAAGGTTCAACCAGTCGAGGGCCATCTGGGAGGTGCTTTTTGAGTTCGGACATGATGGCGGTTTTGTTTCCCGCCCATTTCAGGATAGTGCTCATACAACACCTCCGTTGTAGTGCTTGCCTTTAAGCTCTGCGATTTCCTGACAGGTCACACAGCACAGCACGCCCGGAATAGCGCGGCGGCGAGCTGGAGGGATCGGCGCATCGCATTCGATGCAAAGCACACGGGAAACGCCCGGCGCTCTGTTGCGGGCAGTGTGGATGTGGCGCTGGCGTTCTTCTTCAACGCGCTGTTGTACGAGGTCCATAGAGTCAGCCATTAGTGGAGCTCCTGAGATTCGTTTTCGTAGCGGGTTGCTTCGCAGCGCAGTAGTTCAGCTGCTTCAACACCGTTTAACCCTTTGTTGGTGATGTGGGTTGCCAGCGCCTCAAGGCGGATTGAAACTGCAAGCGCGCGGCCTTTACGCTCCTCACGTTTGGCAATATCGTTCACCGCCATTAGCGGATCGGTTTCGGCTACAAACATTTTTGGTAATTCTTTCTGCATTCTTCTTTCTCCTGAATTTGGGCAAAAAAATGCCCGGCGGGTTTACGCCATTAATTTCTGTTGTGGGTTAATTCGGCATGGTTAGCCGTTTGGGAAATAAGCTCACCACTGCACGAAAATGATTCATTGCTTTAACCAGCTCCCGCTTTTCGTCAGTAGTCAGATCACTAATATTGACGCCGTGACGTTCTGCCGGAATTTTTGCCATAAAGAATATGGCAGCCAGTGCGCGCTCATTTTGTTTATGGTTTATATCGCGACGGTCGCGCATATCTTTAATAAACCTTTCAAGCTCTGGCTCAATATTCAGACCAAACACATTCGCCCTTAATTCCGCTATTCGGTTCAGCCCTTCCATACGTTGGCCCGGGCTTAATGGAACAGTCGCCGCAGCGCCTTCAATAGCCATGGTTTCCCCCGTTTGGTAGTGGTCAGCCCTGCCAGCAGTTCATCCTGAGAGCGGGACGGGTGCCAGCGCTTGCCATCTTTCCCGATAATCCAGCCATGGCCGCAGTGCATACCCTGGCTTTGTTTAACTAAAATCGATGCGAATGACGGTTCTTTAGTCAGCATAATCACCTCAGATGATGCCGAACGAAGCGCCAAGGCCCGTTACGGTGTCCACCGCACTTGCCATTGCGGGGTTGGCCTGCAGGCGGGCCTGCATGGAAACGGCAGCCAGTGCCATCAGACGAGTTACTGAATTGATGCTGCTGATCACGTCACGGCGCCCGGCGGTTGTTTTCACATCGCCAGTAACGGCACCGGCGGCAACTCGTCCAATCTCAGCGGTGGCGCTCATGACGTAGTGCGGCAATTTCTCTTTTGCCACTTCGTTCATCGGCACACATGGTAGGCAGTGAATCTGTGCCAGGAAGCCATCAACCAGGGTTGAGTCCTCAGTGAGATCGGTAAGCAGCCAGATTTCAGGCGGTGTGAGCTGATGCGGCTGGTCCGGGTTCAGTTTGTTGCGCAACGTTTGGACATTTATTCCCGCGCGTTCTGCCAGCTTCGCCATGTTGTGACGCAGTGCGAAAGCCCGGCAAGCCTCTTCAAAGTGTGGATGTTTGGAAATTTTATAATCAAACATGTGAGCCCCTTAAAAAGTTCTCATAATCGAACTTACTGACCAACAATGACGCGGAAGTTGGAATGACCAAGAGACTCACGGACCTGATCGGTTTTGTACATTAGATAACGCAGGCTTACGCGACCTTTGTTTTTTTCTTTTTTAACCATGTACTTAGCAAGCTGACCATGGTGAATTTTTTGGTATACAGAGCCACGGGAAATACCTTCCCACTCCGCAAACTCTGCAGGCGTAGCCATCTCTTTTGGTACACGAATTGAAATATCTGTGCTCATAGGGCAGTATCTCTCGGTTTAGATGCGTTTTATGTCGTTTTATGCCGACTCTCAAGACCTCACATCAAGAGTTAGCGCAACATTACGATCCCGATTCAAGGTTGTCAAATGGAGTTTTTCAATGGCGAGTATTTCAATGGGTGCCGATTCAGGGGGTAGAGAAGCTATCGAGCGACTGCTAAAAGCGTATGGACTTAAGACAAAGCAGTCTCTAAGCGAGCAGCTTGGTGTTTCAAAAAGCACCATGTCAAACAGGCTATTACGTGACAGCTTTCCTGCTGACTGGGTAATTCAGTGCGCGCTCGAAACAGGGGTTTCCTTGCTATGGTTGGCTACGGGCCACGGTGAGATGTACACTCAAAACGAGGATACAAAAAAACCTCATAATGAGACCACCCCTGCAATTCGTCCACTTGCCAAACTCGTCGCGCCATCTATCAAGCAAGTAACGCTAGAAAATGGCACCTTAATCGATAATGACGATATTCATCTCGATCACATCATTCTCCCTAACGAACCTGTTCATTGTTTATTCGTGAACAATGCTCATGAAAGTTATGTAGTCGATCAATCTCTGAAACAGATTACAAATGGACTATGGCTCGTTGATATTGATGGGGTTAAGACCATCGTGAAATTAACGCGGCTTCCAGGAAACAAATTAGCGGTCCATCAGGACGAAGCCTCTTTTGAATGCGCAGTAGATGATATCGAAGCTATCGGACGAGCTGTAAAAGTGATCAAGAGTATCTAATTATGACTATCAGAAAGCAGCCAAATGGAAAATGGTTGTGTGAATGCTACCCGAACGGGCGCGACGGCAAGCGCGTGCGTAAGCAATTTGCGACTAAGGGCGAGGCTGTAGCATTCGAAAAGTTCACTATGGATGAAGTGAACAAAAAGCCGTGGCTGGGTGAAAAGGAAGATCGGCGGCGTTTGTCAGAATTGATTGAGCAGTGGCACTCTCTTTACGGCCAGACGCTCGCAGACCCCAAGCGCCTAATGGCGAAACTGAACATTATCTGCAATGGCCTGGGCGATCCCGTCGCCTCTGAGTTAACCGCCGGTGATTTTACTAAATATCGTGAAGCACGATTAAAAGGTGAGATACGTAACGAAGACGGCACGCTAATGTCGCCAGTAAAGCCCCGCACGGTAAACCTGGAACAGCGTAACTTATCATCCGTTTTTGGCACCCTGAAAAAGCTGGGCCACTGGTCAGCGCCTAACCCGCTCGCCGGGCTACCAACATTCAAAATCGCAGAGGGGGAACTGGCGTTCCTGGCCCTGGACGAAATCAAACGCCTGCTTGATGCCTGCGCTGATTCTCAAAGCCCCAGCCTGTTAATGATCGCAAAGATTTGTCTAGCCACCGGCGCGCGATGGAGTGAAGCCGAAAACCTGCAGGGTCATCAGTTATCGAAATATCGGCTCACCTACACAAAGACCAAAGGCAAGAAAAACCGGACCGTACCGATATCTCATGAACTGTACGACGAACTCCCCAAAAACAGAGGGAAGCTATTCAGTCCATGTAGAAAAGCCTTTGAGCGGGCAGTGAAGCGAGCCGGTATTGATTTGCCAGAGGGTCAATGTACTCACGTTCTGCGCCATACATTCGCCAGCCATTTTATGATGAACGGCGGAAATATCCTCGTTTTAAGGGACATCCTTGGTCACTCAGATATCAAGATGACAATGATATACGCACACTTTTCCCCCGAGCATCTTGAAGATGCTGTAACTAAAAATCCACTAAATAATATTAATTACATATGAAAATATATCCCGACTATATATATATTTATATTTATGCATCAATAATGGCATTGATTTTAATAATTTCCATTTTGAGGGGGTGGTACAAGTTAGACAAAAAAAACCTATACCGTCAAAAATTATTTTGGTTATCTATATTGCTTCCAATTTTTTCATTCTTCTATTTTGGTTACTTTTGTTGGGTTGGAAAAACGCCTGTGCTTAACGCTCACGGATATTATAGATTCTATGAAATCAGCAAATTTCCTTTATTGCTACTTGCAAGTTCAGTTCCTCTCGCATCAATAGTAAACAACATTCATCGAACAATTCAAACCGAAGCACAAATACAAGCCGCTGAAAGTAAAAACTCTATCGATAGACATTTTGCTCATGAAAAAAACTTCATTGAGAAAATAAATCACTTAGCTACCTTTAAAATTTTAAATCTATCTAATAACGATGGTAGCATCGTTTCATCCGCTGTGATTGATAATGAAAAAATAGCAACCACTGATCAAGTCAAGATAACAAACCCGTACTTACTTTACAAAAAAATATACCCAAACTCAGCCACACATAACTTATCCGAATTTGAACCAAGCAGCAATTTCCTAAAAGAAATAGAAGGATTACTAAGAGATATAGATAATGCATTAAAACCCAGGAAGTTAAATCCAGAAAAAAAACCGCTAGAGTATCTTCGAATTATAAACTCTATTTCTAACAAAATAGCTATGATTTTCGAGAAGCTTTGTATTGATAGTATCATGAGAGCAAGATTTGAAATATCGATCAATGAATATAGTATTGTTACCTTTGCTCACGAAGAAAATGCATTTCTTGAATTCGTAGAAGCAAGTATTTACCTAACAAGAAAAATAAAAACCATAATTTATGGTGCTGAATTAGAGCCATATGAAAATATAATTAATTATATATATGAAACAGATTTTAGATTCTATTTTGATAAATATATTAAACTAGATTACTCGATTTACTCTCCGCATTGGGATAAATATATAAGCCCTGACGTTGCGAAAAAAACCAATGGCGGCAAAGTGGCGACAAAGAAGTCAAATGATGTAAAAATGCCTAAAACAGCATAA